TATATACATTCTCCGAAAAGTGCGTATATATTTAGCAGGTTTTATTAAAATTTACCACCGTCCATTTTAACTTCTATTTTGTTAGGTTGTGTAGCAGTTGAAAGTATTTGATCCATTTCGCCGGACAATCTGGTCATTACTACGCTTAAACTATTTTGTAAATCTGTAGCCTCTTTAATAGTTAAGCTTAAAGTTTTTTGATTGCTTTTAATGGCAATCCTTGCTCTATTTAAGAAATCTTCAATAGGTAAAGTATTCAACGGTTTCATGATTTGTTAACTATGTTTAGCATTGTTTTCATTTCTGCTTCAGTTTTAAAAGGGCCACGAAACTCGTACCTTTCTAATGAAATTAACTTTGGACAAAAACTTTTTGCCCAATTCTTTCGAAATTTGACTACATAAAAGCCTGCACAATATTGACTTTTGCTTTTTGCATTTTTTGCAAAAAGAGGCAATTTCTTCTTAACATTATATACTGGATCATATGGTAGGGAACCGCAAGGATAATCATAAATGGAATAAGAAGATGAATTGGAAATATTATTATATGTTGGTTCTTCTATTACATTAATGCCTAATTCTTTTTTAAATTCCTCTAGACTTTTAAATTCAAATGATTGCCCTTTTCTTAAAAAGGCATAACCTTTTTTCATTTTAGCAATGGATCCTATTTTAATATCATTATTTTTAATGATCCATTCTTTATTAGGAATTAATTCTTTTGTAATAGCTGTTGTCATTCTGAATACCTTGCATTAAGAGGATCTGCGTAGCTTTGTACCTGTTCGCTAATTTTTTGAAGATCAAAAGACGCACAAAATTTTAACAATCTAATTCCTACCTGAGGCACACTTTTAGTCTTATGTTCTTCTGCATTTATTAGATCCTTGATTATCTTTTTGATATCATCGGGTTGTGATGTTAAATCGCAAAGAAGCCTATTTCTATTGTAATCGTCTAGTACTCTATGTTCAGTTCCATTATGATCTGTCCATTTTTGCAGCATAAGATTATTCCAGGCATAGCCTTTTGAACCTTTGTCTGCAAATGCCTCTCTAAGTCCGACTTTATTTTTTGTTCCTTTTTCACGCACACCCGGATAGGCGCTAAAAATGTTATCGCTAGTATCTCCCCGCATACATTTTTCAAATAACAACCATTGTGGATCAGGTGCAGGAATAATTTCTTTAGTTTTCTTATCAACTACCCTCTTACCTTTTTCGTCAAAATAACCTTCGTGAGTAGTAGTAATTTGCATTACTCCATTATACTGTTTTACGTTAGGAGCAATAAGTTGTGCAAAATCGCCATCGGTACTAATAATAACGTGATTATCGTTGGGGTGATTCGTAATCCATCCTGCAATTAAATCATCAGCTTCTAGTTGCTGGTGTTGCAATACAGTTGAATTAGTTTTTGTTGTAATGAAATCTTTGAACTGGTCAAATGTTTCCCAAAACACTTTGTCTTCTTCGGCTTCACGTGGGCTCAATGCTGCTCTTGCAACAGTTCTATTTCTCTTATACGGTTCGTAATAATCTTTACGCCAGCTACGACCTTCAAGACAAAACACCACATGGTCTCCATTAAAATCTCGCCAAGCTTTTCTAATGCTGCTTAAGATAGTATGCAGACTCATACCTACTTTATCTTCTAGACTTCCACGTACTACGTGCCTTGCTCTAAAGAAAGTATTTGCAGTATCAACTAAAATATATGTTTTTGCCATTAATAGACTTCCGATTTTCCGTTTCCGAGATTGGTTACATTAATAAATCCGCTGCCTCGACGATCCATGTTGATATCACTTTCGGATCCGACTCCTTTGCATAGTTCTTGGAACCATTGATCAACAACTGCTTCTTCTGTTTCGCCTTTGTATCCTGCTTCTTTTAATTGTAACACAAAGAACTCATTCCAATCTAGCTCAAAGAATCCATTTCTTATATTATCTTTGTTTACATGTGTATCTAACACTGCTACCCACGGTTCTTTTTTCTCCGTTGCTAGTTGTTTTGGACTGAGCTTTGCAATGCGTTCTTCTTCTTTGGCAATCTCTAATTGTCTTACTGCTTCGGCTGCTGCTAGTTCCGATTCGACTTTTATTTTGACAGCCTCTGCCGCAGCCGCTTCAATTTTATCAATTCCAAAAATTTTCTTAATGAACCGTTTCATGTGTATCCTTAGAATAGATCGATTTTTTCCCAAGGCAAATCAGACTTACCAAAATGACCATAGTTTGTGGTACCGCTGTAAATTGGCCTAAACAAATCAAACCGATCAATAATGCCCTTAGGAGTTAGATCAACGTTATCTTGAATCCACTTTGTTAATTCTCTGCTTTGTGATCGATCAGCCGTTTCGATGTAAAAACTCATTGGTTGAGCTAATCCAATAGCATAGCTGATTTGACAGGTAGCCCAGTCTGCTTTGCCACTGGCTACTATATTCTTAGCAATATAACGCATCAAATACGCAGCACTTCTATCTACTTTCGTAGGATCTTTTCCGCTAAATGCACCACCACCGTGAGGGCTATAGCCACCATAAGTATCCACAATGATTTTACGACCAGTAAGACCAGTGTCACCATCAGGTCCACCGATAACAAAACGACCAGTTGGATTAATAAAAAACTCGGTATGATCATCAACATATTTAGGCGGTAATACTGCCCGAATAATTTCTTCTACTGCTTTTCGTAAAGCATCAATTGTAATGTCTGCGGCATGCTGTGTACTGCACACAACCTTAGCAATACGAATAGGATTATTGTTTTCGTCGTATTCAAATGTCACTTGACTCTTAGCATCTGGTCCGAGCCATGTTGTATTGCCGCTCTTACGTAGTGCAGTAAGTGCACGAAGGATACGATGACTCCAGTAAATTGCACTTGGCATATACGCATCTGTTTCATTGCATGCATAACCAAACATCAATCCTTGATCTCCTGCACCGAATGTGTCTGTGCCTAATGCAATATCTGCGCTCTGTCCGTGCAGTAGATTTGTAATTTCTACAGTACGCCAGTCAAATCCTGATTGCTCATATCCAATGTCTTTAACGACTTTACGAACTGCACTGTCTACTTCTTCAGGATGCAACACACCCTTATATTCACCTGCTACTACTACTCGATTAGTAGTAACTAGTGTTTCACACGCACATCGCAATGCAGGGTTACGGTGTTCCATAACTAAATCTAACACTGCATCGCTGATAGCATCTGCTACTTTGTCTGGATGGCCTTCACTAACACTCTCACTAGTAAATAGATAACTCATTTTTTTCCTTTTAAATTCCAAATAATAAATTCTGTTTTATCAACATAATAGTCTAGAAATACTGGGTCACCTGGACCAGTGATCATACGCTCACCTTTGTAACAATATTTCATCCAAATACGCTTTTTAGTTATGACGCAGGTTCGAGGCAGCAAACAAAATGATAGTCTCCAATTTATTGCTCTTTTTTAACCCCCACCTTTCTGCTTCAAGAGATTGCGTTGGCATGTCGAGCATTAAGTTCCCCACTCATTTTTAAAGAGAGGCACTTGTAGTCGATCGCTATAGCGTAGTCCGTGCTTCATTGCAAACTCTGCAACTCGTCTATTGTTTAGACTGTAGACACTTTCAACACCGCCAGTGGGCATTAGGTAGACATGCCCTTTGAACCCTGCCTGTCTATATTCTGTAGTAGCGTGTAATGCATCTGCTAAATCTTGTTCAGTAGCAATAACAAACTTCAGATAAGTGTGTCCTACTTCTTCGTATGAACATACAACATCAGGCTTAATTGCATCTTCCCATTTTTCTCCACTGCATGGAAGTTTTGCACTTACTGAAAAAGTTAGTGCTTCTCGTCCTCGAGCAACTCCGCTAGAATGTTTAGTAGAATTTAATGTCCAATTAAGTAAATATTTTCTGAATTCTGAACTTAACGATTGTGTTCCGTTAGTTTCAAATGTAAGTTCTTTTAGACCATGCATGCTACTATGATTTAGCAAATCAGTGTATGCACGTTGCCACCCTAGCAAAGGTTCTCCGCCGGTAATAACAAGATGTTCATCGTGCCATTCGTTAAATGGAATAATTTCCATAATGCGATCAACAATGCCGTCGCTCTCTAACATAGGACTAAGGTCTTTGAATCTTGGGTCCCAGGATGCGTAACTATCGCATCCTGTGCTCACTAAGGGTAACTCTGTATAATTTGTATAGTTCAGTGGATTTATATTTTCTGCTTCGGTTGATAATTGCCCTAATGGCATACCAAACCCTTTGCAAGAAAAATTACAACCGAAGGTACGGAGGAACACGCTAGGCACCCCCATATGTCGACCTTCACCTTGTATTGAATAAAATAATTCTGCTATTTTAATCTTTGACATTTGTATCCTTTATTATTTTAAGATCTAAATCTGTTAACTTAATTTTTCTCATTAATAAGTAATTATATACTCTGATATAAAGTTGTCAACTATTATGAAAAAGAAATTAAAAACTACAGTGTATTGGCAGTTGCACAATACCTGTTCAAGGCAATGCTCATATTGTCCTGCCATTGCATGGAGCGGAAGCAGTATTGAACCTATTGACAAATTTCTTGACATTGCTAGCAAAATTATCAATCATTACAAATTACTTAATAGATCAATAGAATGGCATTTTAACGGAGGAGAACCGTTAGAATTTTTTGATTTTCCGGCATTATTGAAATTGTGCAAGGATTATGATGGAACTGTAAAATTGCATACCAATGGTGGAAAACTATGGATGGATTGGTGGGCAATTGCACCTTATATTAATTATCTACATCTAACGTATCATCATTGGCAAAGTCCTCAATTAATAAATTTTATTATACAAGTATTTCAGAAAAATAAAAAAAGATTTAGAGTGTATGTGCCTATACGTCCTGATAATTATGATGAAGATGTACGCAGGGCAAATGAATTAGAAAATCAGTTTAATATACGTGTTTATAAAACGGTCTTATATAAAGATGCAAATGAAAAATTAGGACTATATAATTATACAATAGATCAACTTACATTATTAAAAGGCAATCTTTGGGTAAAACGCCATATAAAAAAACAACCTTTACCCTATTATAAAATAATTGAATTAATAAGAAAAAGAAGTCCTAAATTTACAGGAAAAATGTGCAATATAGGAATAGAAAATATTAATATTTCTTACGATGGCTGGGTATCTGGTAGTAGTTGTAAAACATTGCCGTTGGGTAATATTTGGAAAGGAACTCTGAGTCTTCCTAACGAGTCTACAAAATGTATTAGAGATGTATGTATGCATAAAAAAGATAGATTGATTACTAAATTTGATGTATAGTTTTATACCATCTATATGCACTATCTATAATAATATCTATATCGCTGAATTGTGGGACCCAGTTTAACGCAGTTTTTGCTTTAGTTGAATCGGCTATTAATTCAGCAGGGTCACCTTTTCTATGTTCACCAAAAATTATATTTTTTAATCCATAATTAGTATTGATATAATTTGCAATTTCTTTATTGCTAATTCCTGAATTTGTTCCTAGATTAAAAACATGGAATCCGGAATTATTCTTTAAATATTCAACAGCGTTAATATGTGCATCTGCAATGTCGTTTACATGAACATAATCTCTAATAGCTGTTCTATCCGATGTTA